TGGAGTCCATGCCGAACATGGCGATGCGGCCGACGCGGTCTCCGAACTTCCGCATGCCCTTCGTCAGCACCTTCTTGTGGTCGGTGGCGAAGGAGCCGCTCGTGACCATGGCGGCGTTGGCGCCGATCGCGGCGCCGAGCGCGGCGAAGGCGGCCTGGATCATGTAGTCGAGGGTGGCGTCGGCCATATGCTGACCGATGATCTGATAGAATTCCTCGACCGACCGCGCGCGGCGCTTAAACGCCTCTTCGGTCGTCTGATACGGGCCATACTTCCAGGGCGACTTCACGCCGACCATCTCGTCAGCCCCGAGCTTCTGGGGTGTGACGGGGCCGACCGAGTTGACGTCGCGGTGACCGAGCGAGCCGGGGACGGTGTAGAAGGCGTCCTTGGTGAAATCGCCCTCGATCGCCTCACTGCGCAGGATGAGAGCACCCTGGCTGTTGGCGTTGAACACGGCGATCACGTCCTGGATGCGCTCCAGGTAGGCGGTCTGAGCGAGCCGATCGTAGACGATCAGGTCGCTGTTCACAGTGGTTCCGGTGGCCATTTGGCGGGGTCCCTATTTCAAAGGCAGTTTGAGGAATGCCGCCTGACCGTGCTCGCCGATGTAGTCGGCTTTATCCTTCGCGGTCATTTGGCTGCGCTTGAGGTCTCCGGTTCCCCCGGTTCCTTGGCCGGCCTGCGTCCCGCCGCCGGATTGCCCTGAGCCGTCGAAGGCCCGGGCGAATGTGCTGGACTGGCGCATCTCGGCGACCAGGCCCTTGATGTCCATCGGCGTACCCTTGGCGTCGCCGATCCGGCCGTTGCCGTCCTTGTCGACGACCTCGACCACGAACTTGCCGTCCACCTCCTTGACGCGGGTGTGCGACTTCACGTGCGGCAGCAGCAGTTCCACCGAACCCTTGGCCTCGGCCAGCGCGGCGGTGGCCGCAGCGTCGATCAACAGCGACTCCACGGTCGAAGAGAGGTGCTTGTTGCGTTCGTCGCGCTCGGTCAGTTCCGAGGCGTGCTTCTCGAGGAGCTGCGCCTTGGCTGCTTCGAACTTGGTGTTGGCGATCTTGTCGGCCTCGGCGCTGGGATCGAGCTTCTTCAGCTCCTCCAGTTCGGTCATCGCGGCGCGCGCCTTGTCCGGGTCCAGATCCTTGAACTTGACGGTCAGGGCCTCGGCCTTGTCGGCGCGGGTGCGTTCCTTGCCGAGGGCGGACTTCAGGCCGTCGACGTTCTCCAGCGTGAAGCCTGAGACGGCCTCGACGCCAAGAACGAACTTGCCTTCGGTCCCTTCGTCGGCGGTGCCTGCGCGATAGTGCTCACGCATCGGTTCGGCGACGTCTTCGAGTTTCTCCACAATGGCCTTGAGCGCCATGGATTATCCTTCCCGGATCGAGAGTTCGCGCTTCCCGCGCGAGGTGGGCGCCGCAGGGATCACCCCGTTGCGGCTAGGTGAGCGTGGCGCTCAGCCATTCACTGGTCGGGCGCCCCAGCCATTCGGCGGTGCGTCCCGACATGGATCGTGCGCGGTCTCCGATCGCCGGCAGCGCCTCGTGCCAGCCGGCGGCGTGGGACCTTGCACCGCGCCAGGCCGCATCATCGAAGAAGTGTGGTGCGTCGTTCATAGGGACGCCGCAGAGGACGGCCTTGTCGAAGCTCAGGTCGACCAGGGCGGCCTTGAGCGCGAACAGACCCGATGAGCCGGTCGCGACTTGCCCGGGGAAGCGGTACTCAACGAACTCAGCTACAGAGCAGGCCCCAGATCGTCCTTTGGCTTCCAGATGGCCGATGATCCGGGCCGGAGCGCCAAGCCCTCTCCTGGACCTCCTGGCGCGCCACAGATCGGCCTTCTCTGCGTGAAGCGTGACCAGCGCATCGAGCGGGCCGGGCCACTCGGCCGCCGCGTCGTTGCATGCGACCACGCCATCGAACTCGCCGAGTTCTAGAGCGGCGGCGACATCAGCCCAGACACAGGCCGCGCCGCCTAGAACGAGCGCTGTGGTCAAAGCGCCTCGAAGGCGAGCCACGTCGCCTCGACGTGGACGATGTTCCGACCGGCTCGGCAGAGATCATTCAGCGTCTGGGTGACCTCGACCTCGGGAAGGCCGTTGTCATCGTGGAAGATGATCAGCCCGCCAGGCCGCGTCACCGCACGGGCCAGTGCATAGTCGTTCAGCACCCCCGCACGGGAGTGGTCCGCGTCGATGAAGACGGCGCAGGCTTGTGGCAGGTCGGGCGCTTCAAGATCGAACGTGCCATGCTCGCGAATAATGAGCTCGAACCGCCCGTCTCCCGCCGCCAGGTGGCCAGGGGCGGCTGGGATTTCTCCCCGCTGCACAGCCATCTGGGTCACGTAGCCCGGCGGGACATCGACGCCGACATACCGCTCGATGGTGGATAGGTTCCGAAGGGCCGCGGCTGCGTTGCGTCCCTCGTTCACCCCGAACTCGATGATCACGCGCGCCGCCACGCTCTCGAAGAGATGGAGCAGCGCCACCAGCTCACCAGGCCCGAAGAACCGAGTCGGGAGGCCGGCCACATCGTAGGCCCGTGGCAACAGCGTGGTCGAAGGTCTCAGCCGTGCGATTTGCTGCCGACGAGCCATGCATCCTCCTGGGCGTCCAAGGCGAAGCGGGCGAGCCGCGGCAAAGCGGCGGATAGGTCGATGCGCTTGTCGCAGTCGTGGTCGTGCCGAAAGCAGGCGCAGGGCCTCACGGGCTCGATCGGCAGGTGCGGCGCCCACTTTGCGCCGGCAGTGAAGCTGCGGCCGTCCTCGTAACCGCCGAAGACCGTAACCGACGGCGTACCGACCGCCTGCGCCAAGATGGTCAGGAAGCCCGGGGCGGCAAAGGTAAGCGCCGCCCTCGACGTGAGCGCGGCCAGTTCCTCGAATACCAACTCGCCAGCATGCAGTTCGACGTCGGCCTCGACCCGCTCTCCGACCATCCACTCGACGTCAGGGACCAGATCGGCCACGGAGACGACGAAGAACCGCTCGCGGATCGACCTAAGGAGCTCGGCGTAGGCGGCGTGATCGGGGTTCCTGGCCGTCGAGCCGCCCCACTCAGTCCTGACCACGAGCGGCCGATAGATCATCAGCGGCTTGTCGACGCCCCAGGAGGCGATGAGCGCGTCCGCCCGAGCCTCCCAGTCCTCGCGGATCGGCAGGCGGAAGTCGTTGCCTGTCTCAGCCGCCCCGGCCTGCCAGAGCATCGCGCTCAGGACGGATCCCCGCGCTCTGACAGCAGCCGGCGAATAGCGCACCTTGAGCGTCTGCGGAGCAAACCCCCGGTGTGCATGATAGCGGTCGGCTTCCCGCGCCGCGTTCTTAGCCTGGGTCCGAAGTGGCGACCGCTTGGCGACCAGCTTGAGCCCATCATCGACGAGGTCGTGATAGATCGCTGGCCAAGGCGTCTCGAGCCACACCTGACGGCTCGCCATAAGCTGCCGCACCAGGGCCCGTTGATGGAGGCAGTCCCCCATCCCGTGCATTCCCTGGACGAGCAGGTCGCTCACTCGGTGTCCTCAATCGTCCCGGCCGCCGCGCCCAGGTCCTCGTCGCTGTCGTCGTCAGGCATCTCGTCTAGGAGCGCCTGTTCTTCCTTGTCGGCATCGAAGTCGCCCGCCAAGACGCCGCGGCGCTGCATCTCCGACCAGAGCGTGCGCTGGGAGATGTCCGGCTGACCGTTCGGGCCGCTGGAACGCATGTTGGTCAGGGTTTCTGGCCCCTTGTCGTCGTTCAGGCCGATGTCGAAGTCGCTGAACACCTTCACCGAAGGCGCTGAGTCTTCGTCGATGCGGAGCCACTTGGCCGTGAACACGAAGGCCTGCTCGAGCGCATCCTTCAGGTTCAGCGCCCAAGCCTGGACGGCGCTGTTTCCCTTCTGGGCGGCGAATGCTGTGGTCACAACCGTCAGATTGCCCGTCTGCGCTGTCAGCGGCTGGCGACCGAGCTCTCGAAGCTGGTCCTCGGTTCGCTTCACGTCGTCGGCCAGGAACTTGAGAGAGGCCGCAGTCGGCTCGATGAAGGTCCACTCGCCGTGCGAGGTGCTCTCTCCGCTGAACGGTGGCGCGTACAGAACCGACTTGGGGCCGACCGGCACCGGCAGGGGCTTCTGATCGGCCCCCATGGCCGGCTGGACGCCATTGGCCGCCAACATCGGGAAGGCCGTCAGCTCCTTGATCGACTTGAGCGCCGTCTCTTGCTGATAGTGCTCAACCTGCAGGAAGGCGCAGTCGCGCATTGGGGGGCGAAACCGCCAGGCGCCTTCCTTGCGGCGCCCAGTGATGAACGGAGCGAGCGCAATCTCGCCTATGGTCAGAGGTCCGCTTTCGACAACCCGCCAGACCGCCGCGTCGCCGGGCTGCTGGGCGCGCTGCTCCCAAACTTGATAGGTAGCCGGGCCATAGCCAACGACCGCACCGGCTGTGCCGGTGATAGGCTCGCGGTTCAGAACCCTGACGCGCGGGATCGTCTCCTCGTCCGAGCTTTTGCGCCGCACGATGTCCTCGCGAATCCGCGCATGGACGAAGACCTCCTTGCCCGCGACCACATCGGAATAGACCGCCAGCATGCGTCGGGCCGGGATGTGGACCCAGTACGGGCGAAGGCCTTGCTTGGCCTCGTCTTCCATCGACAGCGGCTGGCCGTCCTCACGCGGCGTCGCCCGGGTAAAGTCGACGAGGATCCAGTCAATGGCGTTGTTGATGCCGCGATAGAAGGTCGACGCAGCGAAGACGTGCAGGTTGTTGCCGCGGCCGTCGATGTCTTCGGCGAGAGCGCGAAACCGCTCGTCGGCGTCCTCAGCCAGGCCGACTTCCTCTGCGAATGGCTTGGCGGCGAGGTTCTCGACAATGTCGGCATAGATGTTCGTGAACTTCGCGTTCTTCCGCCGATAGGCGTAGTCCTCACGGTCTTCCTGCGGGAACTTGGGCAGGTACTTTTCCCCGGCGTCGCGCATGGCCTGCGCGCCTTCCAAGATGGTGTCGACCATCTCCCAGTAGGGCAGCATGGCCTTGTAGTCCGACGAGGTCTCCGCGGGGTTGAACTGGTCGGTCAAGCTCACCCCCTTGATGCGTAGGTGCCGAAGAGCGCTGTGGGCGCTGCAGGTTTAACGAGACGACCAAAGGCGCCCGACGAGGCGTCCACCTGGTCCTTCCAGGTCCCGCCGGGAAAGAGGCAGAGCTCGTCCAGATAGTCCGAGTTCCAGTCCCCCTCGACGAGGTAGACGTTGCCGCCCTCGCACTGTGCGGAGAACGGTTCGGCCCGGGTGAACTTGTCGCCGGTCTCGGGTTCGGCGCGGACGTTCCAGCCGGCGAGCTGCGTGATGAAGTCGGCCTTCTGCACCTTGCCGGCCTGGCCAGGGTCCTGCGGAAGGCTGATGCCGACCTCGTGGCCGTCGATTTCGGCCGTGGCTTTGATGAGGCTGCGCACCTGCGCGCCCTCGGCCTGGGTCTTGATCACGTGGCCGATGATGAACTTGCCGTCGGGCGTGCGGCCCATCTTCACCCCGGCCGTCCGGGCCGAGGTCTTCTTGGCGGTCGCCGCGAGGTCCCA